CTGCTTTGCTTTGTTGTATCTGCAATTCTGCTGCATTTTCCATAGCATCTTGTTCTTCTTTAGCCATAAACTGTTGATTTTTAAATTCAATTTCTTTATCACGCAAACCTAGCTCTTGTTGTCTAATTGCAACCAATGGGTCTTGTTGTTGCGGTGGTTGTACTGATGCTAAAAATTCGTTTGATAACTGTGCCAATATAGGCGCACTAGAATTTTCAATTATGGTTTGTATTTGTTGTTGTAAAGCCATTTGTGATTGTGGGTCAAGTTGTTGCATTTGCTGTGAAGCTTCTTGTAATTGTTGTTGTATTTCAGGTGGCAACTGTTGCTCTGCCATTTGGTTTGCCATAAATTGTAAATGTTGCATTACATGTGAAATTATTATTGATTGCAATTGAGGGTTTGTCATAACAGCTTGTGTCAAAAACAAGCTTTTATGTGCTTCTACATGCGCCTCGTGATTTTGTTCAGGAAATGCTTGTTGTGGTATACCTTGCAATAAGCCACTATTTTCAATACCAGCATCTAATGGTTTTGGTGTGTTGTCTGCTGGTGGCATTAACAATGAATCAATGTTATCAACACCTAAGGCTGCGTACATTCTTCTGTATGCTTCATAGATGCCTTGTGGGCCGTGTAATTGTGGGTTTGACTGAACCATAGTCAATAATTCTTGTGCCATAATTACTCTTTGACTCATAGAAAAAATGTTTGGGTCTGATACTGGTATTACGTCTATCTTGTTATCAAAATCTTGTATTTTAATTTCTCTAGGGCCTGTGCCTGTCTCATAGGGGTATACAGGTGGCAAAAACTCTTGAAACACCCTTGCAAGTATTTGAAACTCATTTTTTTGCGAGTAATGTAATCTTTTGTGTATTGCGCTCATAACCTTTGTGCCTTTTTCTAATAAAGCGACAGTTGTTCCAACAGGCATGGCTGCATTGGAGTCACCAATATTCATGTCTGCTATTGCTGCAAATCTTTTTCCTGAATCAACCAAAAGGCCTAATAGCTGAAATAAAACATTACTTGGCTCTTTGTAGGGCAACGGCATAAGTGAGTCTCTTAAAGCTCCGCCGGGAGCATCGACATCTCTGAACTCACCCGGTTGTAGTGGTGATGCTTCGTCTCTTATTCTTATCCCACGTGTCTTAAATCCAGCTGGTAAGTTGCTTAAAGTACCAGCGTCTATAAGCTGTCTCAATATTGAGGTTGATGCTTTAGATAATCCACCAATCATGTGTGATAAACCTAACCCATAAAAACCTAATCCCGGTAAAAACTTATATTGCACAAAGTAGTTTATTTTATTTCTAAATGTGTCTTCAGGGTCGTAGTTTCTTCTTATGGACAGTATTTTTTGTGAAGATTCGTCTATTGTAATTATGTAAGGAATTTTAAGACCAGTTGGTTCTCCTGCATTATCAACGTCTTCAAACCCTTCAATCTCTGCTACTGTATGTATTTCATAAAGTTTTCTTTGTTCATCTTCACCATAATCAGGCTCTACTCCTTGTATTTTGTCTATTTCTTTGTCTATTTCATCACGAACCATGGTTTCGTTGTCTGTCAAACTTATGTCTGCATAGAATCCTGAGAGTTGTAATTTTCTTACTTCGTTATTACTCATAGAAACCACATGCGTAACTCTTTCAGCAGAAAGCAAGTCTGTTGCGTTGTATGGCACTAATAAATCTTCAGCAGGTATAAACTTGCTCATAGGTCTGCCTTTTGCAGCATCGTAATATACTTTTTTAAATGCACTACCTGATAAAGGCAAGTAAAATAACAGTTGGTCTAAATCTGGGTCATACTCAGGCATTTCGTTCATGATGTAATAATTCATAAACTCTGAAACTCTTTCAGCTTGCATTTCTGTGTTTGCGTCTCTTTGTCCAACTACTTGTGTTTTAATTGGACCTTGCGCAGGTAAAAGTTCTTTGTAGGCTTGTGCCTGAAACTGTGTCACAGCTTCTGATAAAATTGGATGTATTACACCACTAGAACCTTCAAATGGTTGACTTCTTTGGTCGTCAAACCGCATACCTAAGTATTTAAGGCCGTCTGTGTATGTTTTTTCCCATTCCTTTCTTGATTCTTTGTCGTTTTCAACTGCATTTATAAGCTTGGATGCCATAACTCCTAATATAGAATCATCTAAAACATCAACAAGATTTGCGTCAAAAGGTATTTCAGGCTCACTGTTTTCTATTGGTTCATCAAAAACTATCGCATCATCCGTAATACTAATTTCTAAAGCATCTAGCATTTGTTCATCAAATGTTGGTATCGGTTGCTCTACTGCAAACTCTTCGTTTGGTACACTTACAGATTTAGTTTGGTCTCTAATGTCTGGATTATCTTCTGTGCCTAATTTTCTTTCTATAACCATATTGTTTTGATTTTACCTTTTTGCCTTAATTATTACCACTTTTCTGTGTAAATGTATCAAATATGCTAATAATATGACAGCGCTTTTCTATCTACTTGCATATCATCTTGATAGTCACTGTCTAATTCTATTAAACCGCCTTGTCTTATTCTCATCATAGCCATTGTAGTTGAGTCGCAAAAGTCATCGTTTTCTCCAAAAGGAAAGGCAGCCAGCTCTTCTATTACTTCTTCTGCAAAAGCATCTTCTGTAGCATATACCATACCACTTTCAAACATAGGTGCAATAGAGTTCATTCTTGCAACTTTGTCTTGTCCTCTGCTAGGAGAATATGCTTGTACAGGTATGCCTATCTTTCTAAGCTCTTGGGTAAGAGGTGTTCCACTTGCTTTTGCCTCTATTAACACTATATCTGGCTCCCAATACTTATATTCTTCCATAGCTATATTTTTAAGCTCAGGAAAATCTACTCTATGTCTACTTGCGTCTAATAAAATTATTGCACTTTCACTACCGTCTTCAGGGTCAAAAATACCCCATGTAGTGATTGCAGAATAGTCTGCTGTTTCTTTTGCGCTAAAAGCAGTATCGTAACTTTGCACTATACATTGACAGGTAGGTATCGTTTCGTTTTCCCATCTTTGCCACCAATCTCTTTTTACTATAGAACCACTTTCAGCCGTTGGGTTTTGCATCCATTGTGCGTTCCACTTGCTTATAGGTAATGAAGCCTTTACAGATAATAGCTCTTCTTTTTTCCAAAACTCACTCCAAAGAGGCTCCTCTGAGTCAGGCATAATGGCTGGAAACTCTACAACTTCCCATTGGTCAGCATGCGTTTCTGATTGTCTTTTAAGCAATCTACCAGCTAAATCTTTTGTACTCCATCTTGTCATAACTAAAACGATGGTGCCGCCGGGCTGCAATCTTTGTCGTGGTCCAGATGTATACCACTCCCAAGCTGCATCCATTGCAGTCGGCGACATAGCATCTTGTTCTGAGTGTGGGTCGTCAATAATAAGTAAATCAGCACCACGTCCTGTAATAGCACCACCAACACCTGAATAGAAAGCTTCTCCGCCATCGTCCGTTGTCCATCTACCTGCTGATTTGTTGTCTCCTGATAAACTAATGTCAGGAAAAATTGTTTGATATTCTTCGCTGTCGATGATGTTTCTAACTCTTCTACCAAATCTAACAGCTAGTTCGGCCGTGTGAGTTGCTTGTATTATTTTTAAACTTGGATTTAGACCCATCATCCAAGCTGGAAAATACGTTGATGCAAATTCTGATTTTGAGTGTCTAGGCGGTAACATAACCATAAGCCTTTTACATTTACCGTTTGCTATCCTGTTAAGTTTTTTTGCTAGAACCTTGTGATGTCTTCCCATAATAAAGCCATCCCATTGAAATTTTACAAATTCTAAAAAATCTTTTTTACATTTGTCCCTAGCATTAAGATTTTTCCATTTATCAATTAAGGTTAAAGCTTCAACCTGTTCATCTCTTGATAAAGCTTCAAATGATTTTATTTTATCTAAGTCTAACATTAGGTGGAGAGCCAAGAAGTTTTAAAGGACATATTTGACTCTCCTGACATACCGTACGGGAGAGAGGAGATTCGAACATCCGTCGCAAGCATGTCTCTTAGACTTTACCCCATTCTTGTCCTTCAAACAATAATGCCTCTGCTTTTCTTCTTTTTTTAAGTCCTTCATTTGGCACACCGTTGACTTTGTTCCATCTTTGAATTTGATAGGGTATGTCTGCCCAATCTACATGTGTGCTGTTAAGAATTTTTAAAAGTGAAGAATTTTTGAGGTTTGTAGGTCCGAGATTAAAAACCCATGATACGAGTGAGTCAAACTGATTTTGATTTAATTCAACCTCAACCATGTCAGTTATATAGCCTTCATATTCATGCAACTCATGTGCAAGCAAGTCTTCTGCTTCTTGTTTTGTAATTGTCATTCCGTCTTGCACAGGACTGCCATCAATAAGTTTTAGGCTACCAAACCCTATAGTTGGCTTGTTTGCAGGGCATCTATATGAAACCACCATGCCGTCTTTCATAGGACATCCTTCAAAGTGTTTTATTAAATCAATACCATTTTGTGATATTTTCATTTTAGTCTCCTTTTTCAGGGGAGTGAGATGCTCCGAAATAAAACGAAATAATTGCACTTGCCAATCCTCCAAGATAACCAAGCACTAAATTTATTAGTGCCTCGCTGTTTTGTTCAGGCGGTTGTAGAGTCACTAAAAATATATAACCTAAAAAACCGCCAATAGTAAATAAACCAATAATTCTTGCAGTCCAGTCTTTGCTAAACATACCTCTAGCATGTTGTTTGTCTGCTACTTCAAGTTTAAATACATCAACATCAAGTTCTTTCATTTGTACTTCAAACTCTTGTTCTGCTTTTTTGAGTTCAAGCATTTGTTCTGGTGTGGCATTTTGTATAGCCTGTTGCACAGATTTTTGGTCATTTGAGACTCCCAAGACCTCTGCTATTTTTCCCATAGCCATGTTGCCTAATGGACCGCCCATTGCAGAACCAAGTGTAGGAGCAACGGCTCCCACTATATTTTTTAATAAACCTTTCATATTATTATGCTCGTTAAGACTGCTATCCCTATTGCGCCAAGAAAACCAAATATTCCAAATGTTGTTGCTTTTATAGTGGCGTTGATAAGAGTAATTTCTTGTTTAATGTCAGCAAATTCATTGAAAGCAGTTTTCCAACGTTCATGTGAAATTGTTTCTAATTTTGTAAGCCTTTCTGCTACATCATTGACTGTCATTTTTTTATTTACCATGTCTATTTTTTTGCTCTATTTTTTTTTCTAGTTTGCATTTTTAAATTGTTTAACTTGTTATTTCTAGGGTTATTATCTTTGTGTGCAACATCTTTTTTGTCACCCTTTTTTGCTTTGCCTAGCTTTGTCATAATAGCTCTCGCAGCATTACGCATTGCTCTATTTTTCTTTTGTTTTGGTTTGCTATGATATTGTTGATATTCTTTTTGATAGTTTCTAAACATTTTACACAGTATATATTTTTAGAGCCTTGCTTTTGCCCTTAACCTTAATTGGTTTTAAAGATTTTAACTTATAATTAACACTTTGTGCAGTATTTTCTCCAATAAGTATATCCACACCCACTTCTTTGGTTGCAGACTCTAGCCTAGCTGCTGTATTTACAGCGTCTCCTATAGCTGAGTAATCAAACCGGGTGTCGCTGCCAATATTACCAACCACGGCTTCACCCGTGTTTACTCCAATGCCGATGGCAACAGGCTCTGGTAAGGTTTTTTGTAGTTGTTGTATAGCTGTCTGTATATCCTGTGCGCATGCTATAGCTCTTTTTTCATGTTCATCTATTTCAATGGGTGCGTTAAATATTGCCATACAAGCATCGCCAATAAACTTATCTACCATACCTCCATGTGCTTGTATGCAAATTACTTGTGCTGTCAAAACCTTGTTCATTATTTCTGTGACTTCTTCTGGCTCTAGTTTTTCTGATAAGGATGTGAAGCCACGAACGTCAGTAAACAGAAACGTCGCATAACGCTTTTCACCACCAAGTTTTAGCAAGTTTGGATTATCTTGTAGTCTTTTTACTTGTCTTGGGTCTAGGTAATGTTCAAATTGTTTTTTAATTTGTAAGCGCAATTTAAACTGTTGTCTAAATCTCAAATAAAAAGCTATGGCTCCTGTAATAAAACCACTAATTAGCGTCCAAGAAACATCTATAAGCGTGCCTTGTTGTATTAGTGTGTAACCAATAAGGCCAAGAGCGCTTGTAAGTAACAAATATAAAACAATTCCAAACGTCATACCAAGTAAATGTATGACAAACCAAACCGTAGCAACAAAAATAACAAAAATTCCTATTTCTGCGGCTAAAGACCAATCTGGTATATAGGGCGAGTTTTGTATTAATATTGATTCAGCTAAAGCGGCTTGTATTTTATGTGGCTCTAACAAACCGACAGGCGTGGAAATTTGCGGCATCACGCCGTTAGCAGTTACGCCCAAAAATACAAACTTATTTGCAACGTTCATTTCTTTGAGTGT